TACTTACAGATGATGGATTTTTATATCAATTTTACTCTTGATGAGGAGTTTAACGAAACTGTTCAATCTCCTATTCATGAGGATTTTTCTTATGCTTCTTTTAGTGAAGGAGAGAAGATGAGAATTGATTTAGCACTTTTGTTTACTTGGAGAGAAGTTGCAAGGTTTAAGAATTCTGTAAATACTAATCTTCTTATAATGGATGAGGTATTTGATAGTTCATTGGATGGATTTGGAACAGAGGAGTTTCTTAAGATCATCCGTTATGTTATTAAGGATGCAAATACCTTTGTTATTTCTCATAAGAGTGGAATGGAAGATAAGTTTGAGAATGTTGTGAGGTTTGAAAAAGTAAAAGGGTTTAGTAGGATGGTGAACTAATGTTTTTTAAAAAAGTGAGTTTGGTTACTGGTGGATTTGATCCTATTCATAGTGGTCATATAGCATATTTTGAGAGGGCAAAAGATTTCTCTGATTATCTGGTAGTAGGGATCAATACTAATGAGTGGTTAACCAAAAAGAAAGGTCAGTATTTTTTATCTTGGGTGGAACGTGCTGAAATCATTAGACATTTGGATATGGTTGATGCAGTTATTACAGTGCCAGATGATGATGAAGGTTCTGCTTGTGGTGCTATTTCTAAGTGTTTAGAAATTGCTGAAAAGGTTGTTTTTTGTAATGGAGGTGATAGGGGTAAAACCAATACTCCTGAAGTAATGGGATATGGTCAGAATCATAGAGTTCAATTTGAGTATGGTGTAGGTGGTAATGATAAGATGAATAGCAGTTCTTGGATTCTGAGAGGGTATTTTGATCGGCAACGTAAGTTATTAGGTATTTAAGATGTCAACTTTTAGGCATGAACCTAGTGGGAAGAGATTTCTTTTTGTCCATATACCCAGAACTGCAGGGAGATTCTTTGAGCAGAATCTTTTAAATGCTAATAACTTTGTATGGGATGATAAGGTTGATATTGACAGACAATATAAAAGTATTGATGGAGTAGAACTTGCACACTTTCACAGAGAATACTATGAAAAGTATTTGGATGTAGAAGGAATCCCTCATATTACTATTGTAAGAAATCCCATTGAGAGATTTATTTCTTGCTCTATTTTCTTGACAGAATTGTATGGAGAAGATATTGATGAGATGTTAGAAGATGAGATGTATTTTTATAGCATGATTCAGAATTATCCTTTAGCAGAGTCAGCAAATTGGTTTCGTCCTCAAATAGATTTTATTTCAGATAAGACCCATATATGGAAGTTTGAGAAAGGGTTTGGTGATGACTTTGCTAGTTGGGTCAGTGACATACTGGAGATGGACATTACGATTAAGGCAGATATGAGGGTTGATAAACTGTCCACTAATGAGACCAGAAAGGTTAAGAAAAGTGCTAAACTGGTAAATAATATCACGTCCCTTTATAGGCAGGACATTGAGCAACTCTATCCCGAATTGGCAACACCATTCGAAGAAGGAACCTAAACGGACCTTAAAACCCCATGCCTTGCGTCAGTCGAAGCAAAGGCTACAGAATATTAAGAAGCGTTATATGACCCTCCCCAAGCGAGGGTCTTCTAGTATTATAGGTACATACAACGAAAACACAGATGGCAGTTCAGCAAGAAATCAAGTCACAACTAGCGAAGTTGCTTGCTACTGAAGACATTGTAGTAGAGCACAAGCAAGTCCCCACTGCCCAGTTTAACGTCCATACAAGGGTCTTGATTCTTCCCTTATGGGAAAAGGCAAGTCATGATGTATATGACATGTTGGTGGGTCATGAGGTAGGACATGCATTGTTTACACCTGATGAGGATTGGACTGAAAGGATTCAAGTACCTCAACAGATTGTGAATGTAGTAGAGGATGCCAGAATAGAGAAGTTGATGAAGCGTAAATATATGGGTATTGCAAAAAGTTTCTATAGAGGGTATACTGAGTTACATGAGCAAGATTTTTTTGAATTAGATGGTGAAGATATTACTAGTTTTAATCTTGCTGATAGGGCTAATCTATATTTCAAACTTGGTTCGATCCTTCCTATATCTTTTTCGACTACTGAAAAACCGATTATCGATTTAATCCATGACTGCGAAACGTTTGATGACACCTTATCCGCAGCAGAAGCGTTATATACTTTCTGCAAGCAGGAGCAGGAAAAATCCAAAAAGGAAGAGACTGTGGCAGTTGGACAGCAGGGCCAATTGGATATTGAACAAGACACTGAAGATTCTGGGGATCCTGGCTCTGATATCACTCCTAGTAATCAGCCTCCCGTTCCTGACACTGATAGCAGTTCTTCTATGGAAGATTGGAGCGATACTGCTGATAGCCCTTCTAGGGTGGATGATTCTGATATTACTGTAGAAACTGCTGATTCTTTAGAGGAGAAACTTAGAGATTTAGTAAACAATAATGGTGTTGAGAATACTTATGTTAGTATCCCAAAACTAAATCTGGATACTGTTGTTGCCAAAAATGAAAAAGTACATAAAATAATAGACGATAGTTTTATTCTTCAACAAGAAGAGTATGATGCCCGTGCCGAAGAAATTGGATTTGATACTTCCAATATTTTTTACGATGCAGATTCCTCATTTGTAGAGTTTAAAAGAGATGCCCAAAAAGAAGTTAATTACCTTGTTAAAGAATTTGAATGTCGGAAAGCAGCTAGTGCTTACTCTCGTAGTGCTACAAATCGCACTGGGGTTCTCGATACAACGAAGCTTTCAACATATAGATTCAATGAGGATATTTTTAGAAGAGTTACTGTCCTTCCTGACGGGAAGAACCACGGATTAGTTTTTGTTTTAGATTGGTCTGGGTCTATGCAGTATGTTCTGCAGGATACTCTGAAGCAACTTTATAATTTGATTTGGTTCTGTAGGAAAGTTCAGATTCCTTTTGAGGTTTATGCTTTTACTAATGAATTTTTAAGACCTTATATGAGTCGTCATGAAGATAAAGAACTTTTGAGGGATCATTATGAAAGAGAAGAAGGTTTATTGAGAGTAGAACAGGAGTTTTGTTTGATGAATATTCTTACCAGTCAAACAAATGCTAAAACTTTAGAGAAGCAAATGATTAATATTTGGCGTATTGCTCTTTGCCTTAGGGACTATCAGAATTATACTTGTCCTCCTAAACTTAACCTTTCTGGAACACCTTTAAATGAAGCATTAATTGCTCTTCATCAGGTTCTTCCTAAATTCCAAAAGGATAATAAGGTAGAAAAAGTTCAGTGTATTGTATTAACTGATGGTGAAGCGCATCAAGTTCCTTATCATGTTAGAATAAAACGGTCATGGCATGAAGAAGATCAGTCATATATTGGATGTCGTAATATTCATCCATCACGTACATTTTTACGTGATCGTAAGATAGGTAAGACATATGGATTTGGTTATGCTTATCATGAATTTACTAGTACTTTGATAAAAAATTTAAAGGATAATTTTCCTACCACTAACTTTATTGGTATTCGGGTTCTTGCTAATCGTGATGCCAATCGGTTTATTAAGAACTATGCTTCTTCTTATTTGGAACAAGAACGGTTACAAAAAGAGTGGAGAAGGAGTAAAAGTTTTACCCTAACTAGTTGTGGTTATGATGCTTACTTTGGAATGTCTTCTACTTCACTTGCACAAGATGCTGAATTTGATGTTGAGGAAGATGCTTCTAAAGCACAAATTAAAAGAGCATTTGTAAAATCTCTTAAGACCAAAAAATTAAATAAGAAAGTACTCAGTCAGTTTATGGAGTTGGTAGCATGATTTTACCAGGAACAACGGTTACAGTTAATAATCCTACATCCATCTATAGAGGATATGTTGGATTTGTTCAGAGGATTAGTGGTGATAAAGCTGCTGTTTTATTCGACAATTATTCTCCTTGGGAGAAGATGATTACTTTTCCAATAAAAGATTTGGATGAAGAGGGTACAATACCAAAATCTAAATTTTTAAGTTAATCAAATGACATATCAAGTTGGTGGTAAAGAATTTGATGATTGGACTGCTGCTCAAGATGCAGCTGTACAATTATTAGATGATGGTGTAGAATATGTACGTATTATGCAATGGAACGATGAACGAAAAACTTGGGGGTTAGTCCAAGAATTGAATTTAGAGAGAGGAATTATGCCGAATCCTAATTTTGGCACTACTACTCTCTCACCTTATTATGTTAGACTGAGGAACTTATGATTGCAGATTGGATTAAAGATATCCCTAACTGGGAGAAAGAATATAAGGAGATGATGAAAGGTCTTCTTACTAAGAGACAGTTAGAGTTACTTGAGGGTGCTGCTATTAAATCTCATGAAGGGATGGTATATGGAGGAATGTATGCAGATTGGAAGAAACGTAAAGGATGTAAAGATGAAGAAAATATTAAACCAGTAAATAATTCTACGGATACTTCTGAATAAGATGTACATTGTATACGAAGAACACATCGAACAATTGCAGGAAGAAAACCAAGACCTTAAGAATGAGGTGCGTTTGCTTAGGAAGAGATTGGAATATTTCAAATTTATAGTACAAGAAGACGAAGAAGAATAAATAAGTTTATAAAGTGTCACAAGACATGAAGACATTCCAAGAATTTATGGTAGAATGTTCTCAGTTAGAGGAGAGCAGTCTAAGCCGTATTAAATCTAAATCTGATAAAGGAGGGATGGCAATCCTCTCTGGAAGTCGTGGTGACAAATCATCCAAAGAAAATAAAGCACGGGCTAAGCAATTAGATCGTGACATTAAAGGTAAGGGTCTTCCTGGTGCTACTAAGGTATCTGGAAGATGGGATGAGAAAGACAAGAAGACTGGTAAAACCACAAAGGTTAAAGAACGCAGTCACGTTGTCACGTCTGGTAAAAAGGGTAAGAGAGCCTTTAGTGATACGCTAAAGAAATTAAGTAAGAAGTATGACCAAGATGCAGTTCTTATTCAGAAAAAGAAAACAGGTACTCTTACAGCAACAAGTAAAGGTGGATTAGGAAAAAAACAAAAAACAAAAACAAGAGAGGTAAATGTTAAAAGAGCTGGTGTTGGTAAAATGAGACCAGGTAGAACCTCTCCACAAGGTGATACCAAAATCAAAGGAAAAACTTTTACTTACGAAAAATGACAAACAAACTTTATGATGATTCCAACTGGAGAGAAGAGTACAAAGGGTACACTTCTAGCAAGTATGAGTTGGATCTGCTTGAGAATGGTCCCAAGAGTTTGTCCCAGTCGTGGATGATGGGTGCATTGCATAATAAATGGAAGAAGATGAAGGGATATAAAGAACCTGAACCACCTGATTGCTCATCGTCTTTAAAGGAGTGGGAACAGAGTATTAAGAAATATCAATAAATGCTTACAAGGGGTTTAAACACCCCTTCTTTGCTTTATAATAGGTCTATTGAAACAACTACACTATGTTCGAAATCAAAATGACCCGTGAGGAAATCATTGATGGTTTGAGAAGAAACTATGGATCCGAATTCACTGCTGCTGATGTGAAGGGATTCTGTGCAATGAATGATATTGCCTATCAAACTGTTACTAAAAAGATTGAGCAGTTCAAGGTTGGACGTGGTAAGTGGAACCTTGAAGTAACTCAGAAAGTTGTGGAGGAGATTGAAAATTCTTTTAATGCTCCTGCTGTAGAACCTCCACTAACCCAAAACCTTGTCCCTCAAATCGATGACACATTCGTTAAATTCGGTCCTTTTGCTGACCTTAAAAAGATTATTCATTCTAAGTTGTTTTATCCTACTTTTATTACCGGTCTCTCTGGCAATGGCAAGACTTTTGGGGTAGAGCAAGTATGTGCCCAACTTAAAAGGGAACTTATTCGTGTAAACATTACTATCGAAACCGATGAAGATGATCTCATTGGTGGCTTCCGCCTTGTTGACGGTGCCACAGTA